AGTGAAAAGCATGGAAAAGCGTTTGGGAAGGGTGGTTACGAACTCTCTAACCAAGAGAGCTTGAGAGCCTCGGTCAAGATCAGAGAGGTAAGGGAAGGCATTGTCACCCATGTGGTATCCCAAAGCAATCTCAGAGGCATAGGACTCGCGGACTTCTGGAAGAGTGCCGCGATCTTTTGCAATCTGCAACTTAAGAAAAGTGATGGTGGGATTCTTAATGCACCCATGAGGGGTCAAAAACCAGGAGCAAAACTCAGCCTGTGGTGAGCGAATGGTCTTAGGCACAAGGGTGAGGTAGCGTTGGATGTTGGGCCAGCTGTCTCGAACAGATGGAGACCCGCAAATGGCTGAATCATCTCCACTGACAGCAACTGGAGCATTTGGAGACAGGTTGTACTGTAACCAAAGCACGGCGGCGTTGAAATCGGTGTTGAATTTCCAAGTGGGACCTTCACCAGTGTGACGGAGAGTAGCAAGAGGGCCGAACTGGCAGGTCATGTCGACCTTGATGGCGTAATAATACTCCACAACATCATCAGGAATGGAGAACCAGCGAAGCTGTTGAATCTCGAAAGCCAAGGCCTCACCACGTTGGCTAAGGTCAAATGCAGTGTAATCATTAGTGGTGTGAAGCGGCTCATCCTTCCAGTTCGCTTGACACCAAGACGCCATCTGAACGGGGCTGCGGCCTGCATGATAATACAGACCTTCTCGGCGGTGAGAATTGTGCATATGAACAAGATACCGAGTCATCGGGCCGGTGATGAGAATGACGGAATCTTGGAAGCTTGCCAAAGTTTGTCCGGCTTTAAAAGGCGACATAATGGCCTCCATTTTGGCTTTCAACTGACCCTTGCAAAAGATGCGCACAAAGGTGTGGCGCCAGTCAGGATCGGCACGATCGGCATTGTTGAGAAGGGTGCTCTGGGATTTACTGGTGAGCTTGACAAACTCATTCTCGTAAATGCACTGGGCATAAAGCAGCGGATCGAAGGGTGGAGGAGACATGTCACGCATGCCGGAAATGTGAAGCCAGGCATCCAGCAGAACAGGGCCAAGAAACTTCTTTCCGATGTAGTCGGCAACATTGTCTGTGCGGTTGGCAAACCGAAGACGTTTCTGGACGGCTGTGAGGAAAGTAACTTTATCAGTTGTCGTTTGGCGTGGGAACATCTGTTCGATGCCTCGGTATCCGGCGCGACCGGAAAAGACGTTGGCGTCATCAAATTGTTTGGATTGAGTGTTCTGGACGAAGACTTCGCGATCCTCGCGGATTGGAAGGGTTCCCCAATTTTCGAAAATGCGCTCAGGATTCTCGGGAGGCATGTGAGTGTCAGGACCGGGGGAAGGATCGGCGGGCCACGACTTGGAGACAGGCAAGTCTTCCTGATTGTCAGACAGCAGCACCTGAAGAGCATCGGACCCGCGGTCAGGAAGTGGAGAGCCACCGGTGGCCGAAGTCTTGCGGTCCATACGAAGGCCACGACGAAGCTCGGTGAGCAATTCCAAAAAGGCAGCAGAACGGGTGGGATCGAAGATTGGAGCTGTGGCAGGGTTCACACTAGCTGTGCGTTGGGTGGAAACGTTGGGTCCCAAAATGACATAAACTCCAATGCGGGCGCGACCGAAAGCAGAGCGTATCAAACCAGGGTTGACGACAGTGGCGGCGGCTGAACCCAGAGAAATTTGGACATAGTCG